GATAGTGCATAAGAGTAATCTGGCTTTATATTAGTACCAGTTCCCGTAGATGGTAATAGCTGGAATATATCCAAGTTAACAACCGATGCAACACTTGCCTTTGGTTGATAGCCCATTGTTTGAGCTAGTTGTATTATATTTTCTCTTTCTGCTGCAGTAGATAATATTAACTCCTTTATCTGGCTATCTAGATAATATGACAATACATCTCCTACGTATGAAGCCATCTCCATAAACATCATGCCAGGATCTGACTCATTAAAGTCATTATATGTATTTGGAAAATATATCTTTGAAAAGTCAATTAAACTTTTTCTAAATTGAGAAAAATCTCTATTAAGATACCTTACCTCCTTTGATACCTTCCCTGTATTATTCTTTACACTGTATGTTGCCATTTGTTTTCCTGTATTTATGCCTCACCTTCAGGTGTTTGTAATGCTAATGTTATATTTGCAACATCAAATTCATTATTATTTATTATGAAATTTATATTTAATGTAATATTATGCTCATTTCCTGTTGCAGTAAATGTCTTTATAGAAATATAGGGAAGCCAAAAATTAACAGCTTCAGTGACTTTGTCTCTTAGCTTATCTACTATGTCTTCTGTGTTTGGTTCAAATAATACACTTATTATATCTGCACCAAATAATGGTTGCATGTATCTCTCACCCCTATTTGTCTTTAATAGATTTCGCAAATTATCTTTTGCCTGTTCCATTGTAGTATAGTTAAGTGCAAAACCCCCACCACTAGGATTTGCCATAGGGAGTGATAACCCTACTGCAACATCACTATTTAGATCTAATGGGTCTATATGTTGTTGTACCGCCAAAGCTATCTCCTACTTGTTTTATTCATCTCTTTTACAACACCAGAATAATCTTTTGTTAAAGCATTTTGAATATAATCTGGTACTTGTACATGTTTTTTATCATCAGGTATCATTTCTTGTGCAGATGGAGCTCCTCCAAAATCCTTATTTGGATCCATTGCTGCAGCAAATTTACTTCTTATTCCGCCTACCGCATCTTTACTGGTGTATGTGGCTCCATTCATTGTAGGAATTGGAGTTTGGGCTGTTTCATTTAATAGGTTATTTAAAAGTGGATTTTTTGAGTAATTCTTTTTCTCAAATTTATCTACTTTTTCATGTAGATCTAAACCGTGATCAATTATCTTATGATCTTCTTTCTTATTAGGACTTAAAGCCTCTTTAAACTCAGTTCTAACTGCAGCCTTTACTTCTTCCCTTATAACTTTTCTAATTATCTTTGTAAACTCAGAAATTTTCATTGTCTTTCCTTTATATTTTATTATAAATATTTCATATATTATTTTTATTACACATAACCAAACCAAGGTAATGGTAAGGCTGGTGGAGGTGGGGCATATATTCCACCTACAGTAAGTGCATGCATTTTAAATATCTTTTCTAATGAGCTAAAAAACTTTGATGGGCCTTTAAAGCTAACATTTTGGCCTAAAAGTGTTGGTGGAACTCCTGGAAATATTACAGTAACAATTCCAATACTTGGTATTGTTCCACCCATCCAGTATGCTAACAAACCCACATTTAATGCAACATTAAATAGTGTTGTGTTAAATTCGAATTTAAAATTATTTCTTTTAGAACTATTATTTTTTATTAACTTATTTAATAGATCCCTTTCTGCTTTAATTGACTTTATGTCTTCGTCTAATGACCCTATTGCATTTTGGCTAACATTAGAAAGTGAGTCAATAAAACGTGATTTATTAAAATTGGTTGGTGAGTTTATTACGTCTTGTTTATCCTGATAAGATATACTTGTACACTTAAGTATCTCAGTTAATGCCACTTGAATACTAACTCCATTTATTTGTGAATTTGCTATTGCTGTATTTACAGAAGCATTTATATTATTTAATCTTCTAGTATCTGCTTTAAGGTGCCCTCTCTCTTCTGATAGTAATACTTGCTTTTCAGCCAATTCTTTTATCCTTTTTTGTAAAAGTGTATCTGACAATTTTATAGTCTTAATTATATCAGGCCCTGGAAATTTTAAAAACTTAAAAGGGTTAAACTTCATTGGTGATAAGACCTTCTTTGGAATATTGGCTAATAGTGCATTTGCCTTTACCAAATCTGCAGATATTAATTTAAGATTCTTTTTTAATATGTCTTTTTGTATCTTTACATCTTGGCCTGCCCCACTATTTATTAAGGACATTTGTTGCTGAACCTTTGACATATCTTTTTTTATTTTTGTTATTGGATCAGTGTGGGCTTTTATGAGGCTTTTTATTATTGTTGGGATTAATATAATGATACTAAATATGCTCATTTTTTTACCAAACATCAATAGCAACTTTTTTAATATGTTCAGTAAATTTAAATCTTTTGACTCATCACTTGTCTTTTTGATCTCGTCTTGTAAAGAGCTTCTAGCATTCTCATTAAATTGAGTAAGTAATGTGGAGTTTAAATTAAAAGCTTTTTTTGTTGAAATTTTAATATTGTGGGTTAAATTAGTGGGTGTTGTTCCTGCATTTAGCTGTGTTTCATAATTATTAAATTGTGATGTTGAAATTTCTAAAGGAACTACAAAAACTTTTTCACAGGGAATGCCCTTACTTATAGTGGCAAAATATCCTGTTTCAATATCTCCGGATAGTGATATTGAAAGTTGCGATGCATTATTATCTAATGTATTTATTAAGTCTTTTACATTCTCACTATAGTTATCTTTTACTCTATTAAGCTCTTTGTTAAATGAATTTAGCTCTTTATTTAATTGGCTTTTTGTATTAATATATTCCTTAGTAACTCTTCCTTTTATGTTAGATAAAGCCTTTAATATTATTAATAATAATTGTAGCATACCAATCATTATTGCAACTTGTAAAAGCTTTTTCTTTCCTGTTAATAGTGGTACAGGAGGTGCTGGAGGCATTGGAAACCCTGTCTTAATAGCAAGATCATACGTTGTAGCTATTGTGCCAGCAAAAGACTTCGGGCCCCTAACTTTTCCAGCTAGGCACTGGGCTATAAAAGGCATTGTAAATTGAGACTTCCACATTATGGGCATTATTCAACCCTTACTTTTTCACATAATAGAGAGTCCAATTTTCCCATTAATTCAGTACAACTACTTAAAGTGCCAGGCCCCATCAATCCTGGTCCAGTTGGTGTAACAACATCTGCCGTTATTATTGCAGTCAATAACTCTCTAAGAAAGCTAACCATTGTGTCACCCAGAATTCCTGGTTCTCTAGAGTTCAGGCCTAGATGAACTTTTGAACCGTTGATCACAGTAGGTTTGTCACTATCAAGATGAATTGAACCCTTACTTGATAGGCTTATTGAGCGATTTGCATTTAAGAATATTGAATCATCCTGTGAATTTAAGATTAACCTTCCAGAATTTAATACTATTTGTCTTTTATCATATGAATGTGGTAATTCAGGGATATATCTACTTACCCAAGCGCATGTTTCACTTCCTTGCAGTGCCAAACCGTAAGTTTTAAAATTCATGCTAGCTAATTCTAGATTAATCAATTGGTTTGATGTTATATAAATTGATGAAGGATCATTATTTATATCCTCTACTAGTGACTTTGTATTGCTAGCATCAGATGGTTCTCCATTTCTTATTATTATAATTGGATCTCCACTATCTCCCCTACTTGACCAAGCCTGCCAATTACCAGAAGTAATCTCTCTTACTGTACTTCCTAGCCTTATAGATTGACCCCATCTGCCTTCTAGTATTCTATCCCCCTCATATGGCCTGAGCTTCATTATTTCTGGTTTTGCTACAAATGTATCTCCAAAAGAAATATCCTCCTTTACAGTATCTTGTTTTGGAACATTGCCTGTAAAGTTAGCGTATGTAGTTCCGTTTGGTGCCTCCTTAGCCTCCTCGGCCATATTAATACCTGTGCCGGGAACTGGGTTATAATTTTCTAAGCCCCAAACATTTATTGGTCCCATATAATATGATGTTTGAGCACCACTACTAACACCTGCAGTCTTTTTTGGTCCAATTAGTAACAAAACCATTTCATGTATTAGTGGATAGATTTGCCCATTTGGGAACAGAGGGCCAAACCAAGAGCAAGATTCTGTCTCTTTGCCCTTATCAGTAATTACCCTTCTTATTTGGGCCCTACCTATATTCTTTGGATCATTATTAGCTAATGGATGACTTTCATCTAGTATAATATCTAACACTTCACCCGGCTCAATGAGGGGTATATTTTTTATGTTATCGTCACCGAATAGCTCGGACATTGTATCATATAAAGGTGAAAGATTACTTCCCATTTTTTATCACCTCATCTGCTTTATTTAATGTTGAATCAAGATTTTTGTCAAAATCATCATCACTATTTTCGAATTTATTTATTTCATCTAAGAGCTGTTTCTTTTCATCATCGGTAAGCATAAACTCATTAGAGTCAGGGCCCTTATTTGCAGCTGCAGCTCTTTGAACAACTGCGGCCATCTTGACTAATTGTTCATCATTCTTTACACCTATCTCCATATACTCTTTAATTAGTGGTACAATTATAGTTGCATCACCAATATTTTTTATGAGAGGTCTTAGCTCTCCGATAAGAATTTTTATTTGCTTTTCTTTTTCTGCAGAATTTCTGTATATATCCTTTAATAGGCCTGAAAAGCTTTTACCTTTAAATATTTCTAATTCATCAAACATATCTATACCCTTATATGTATAAATATCCCTCTACTAAAAAATTAAGTTATTTGGCCTGTTCGTTCGAACTTATTATTGAGCTCTATATAAACACCTTTTAATATATTTACAACTCTAGTAATATATTGAGTCTTAACATCTGTCATCTCTCTTATCATTAAATAGAGAGCCTTTTTATTAAAATTTTCAATGTTATCTCTTTTAGCAAAAATAATTAAAATTGCATCTGCAACCCTTTTATCCCTATCATTAGAAAACATAGTGTCTAAATTATTATAACAATAGTCAACAAACATGTTCATAAAGTCAAATGTGCTTTCCCTATTATCAATTTTATGAAATTCATCAGTTGATGCTGAGCCCTTCTCCCAATCACTCATACTAGCCATCTTTTTCATATTCTTATAGTTATTGTTATTATGAAATATAAGATAATTTTTTGCAATTTGGCCGAAGTATGAAAAAGCCTTACCCTTTCCCTCCTGAAATTTTGGCATCTTTTCTATTAGGTGCGCTATTACTTCATGCTTTACTTCTTCTACTGAGTCTTGAAAATAATAAAACTTAAATGTATGGATCATGTTTTCTGCCAATTTGTAAAATGCATATCTTATATGATCATTATAGAGCCTATTTCTTTGTAGTTCGATTTCCGGATTTGAACCGTTATATGCAATTATTGCTTGCTCAGTTGTTTGAGTAAAATACATTTTATTTTTAGGCTTTCTACCTCTTTTCTTCTTTTTTGCTGCTAGCTCTATTTCTTTTTCAAGTGTATCTTTTTCCAACCAGCTATAGAAATTTTCAATTGCAGATCCAGTAGTATTAGCTAAAATATCCATTTAGTGTCTTTTGTATTTTTTTAATTTCTTTAAAAATAAATCCTATTTCATCATCGGCCTGAAAAGAGCCTTTATGGTCAACATTCTTTAATTGTACATTTGCACGATCAATATCTTTTTTAAAATTAAGAAACCATTCTGTAAATAGCTCATCTCTTTCTTCTAATCTCTCTACTTGCTTTAATAAATTACTTATAGCATATATAGCAATTATTAATAATAGAAGTAAAAATATTGATAATATTATCCAACCCATGTAATCTATTCTTTAAAAAGGTCATCAAATAACTTTGATGCATTTATGTTTTTATTAGAACTTTTTAGCTTTACCGTAGAAGGCCGGTTTCTCTTTCCGTTACTACTAATTGAGCTTGTAGTAGATGACTTCCACTTTTCATATTCAATCCTTGAAGCCATATGATCTGCATGATGTAATAGTATTGGTAGGTTTACTTTTAATGTCTTTTCAGGCCCCCAGGTCTTAAAGTACTTTGCATTTGCTTCATCATACATTCCATCATGAATCATAATTGCGATCATCTCATTTTGAGAGTATTTAATATTGAAGTGCTGCAGCAGCCATAAAGAGCGATCTGGGATTGACATATTTGTTATATGTTTATTAGGCATGTAAACAATGCCCCTGTTTTTTATCTGCCACTCATTCGTTTCTGGGACATAATAATCATTATCAAGATCTCCTATCTTTCCAAGATCATGATTAAGTGCACTAAATACTAACTCCTCCTTCGAATAATTGAAAGTTGACTCCATTGACTCCCACAGATTATATAGATTAAGAGCTCCTTCTACTACCCTTAATACATGATCAACATACCCACCTGGAAATGCATTATGGTAATGTACTAATCCTGAGGCTGGTGCCATTAGCATCCTATCTTCAAAGAATTCATACATCTTAAGAAGATTATCTCTTCTTTCATTTATAAAATTATCTTCTATAACTTTTATTAATTTTTTGTAATTTTCCTGTATTTGTTCTGCTGTTAAATTCATAATACCTTTATTTATTTTATTTTATCTATTACACCTAATTCAAATGCCTCTTGAGCAGTTATATACATATCTACTCTTTGATTCTCTTTCCACCAAATTGCATCTTTTTTTGTTTTTTCTGCTAAAAGTGTATTTGTCATACCTTCAACTGTGTCTACGTGTTTCACATTTGCCTTTAAGTCTGATTGTTTTCCCATATTAAAAGAGCTTGCTTCATGAAACATTATTGTTGAATGTTTACTGGCTACTCTTTCTCCTGTTCCGCATGCAAGTATTACTGCTGCAGCAGACATTGCACTACCTCTGCATATTGTGTTTACTTTTACATTTAGATTTCTAATATAGTCAACTATACCCATCATCTCATAGAGATCACCGCCCTGAGAGTTTATTATTAAATTTATAGATGACATATCACCCTTCTTTCTATTCTTTATGATTATTCTTGCTCTAGTCATAATATCATAAAGAGAATAGTCACCTATCTCTCCAATTAAATATATTATGCTATCTTCAAGATCAATTGCATAATCAATCTCCCTATATAAACCTTTTGATTCATCATCTGATTCTACTACATGTTTAGTTTTACCCGGAGATGCCTCATCATATAAACCTTTATTATTTTCCATACATTAATTTGAATTTAAAGTCCAGCCCATCTTTTCAAAATCTTGAAGTTTTTTGACCTTTATCTTTTTTATCTTTCCATTTTTAGAAATAGAAATTGTATTTGCACTTATACCTTTATCCTTTTCACTTTGTCTATCCAAGGGTGTTATGCCATTAATATAATCAATTGACTGTTGAATTGCTATGCATTCATGTATCATTGGGTGTGCGTAACTTGTAACATCATCTAATAGATCTATATACTTTTCTTTTATTCCAAAGCTAAGTTCACTTTTAAAATTTTCAGCTTCTACTTTTATATATGCATATCTATTTGTTTCAAACAGCCTTTGCGGGAATGATATACAATTCTCAATATAAGGAATTATATATTTGGATTCAACTATTTTAGGATTAATTAATATTAAAGGCTTAACTACATTAATAAATACTATCCTTTTATTTATACCAATTTGGGGTGCAGCAATATTATATCCAGCTGGATTCTCTTTCAGTGTGAGTATTAGATCCTTTAAGACTTCTGATACCTCAGCCTTTTTGATACTTTTAGATATCCTCCTTAAAGCTTTATTATTATTTGTAATAAGTTCCATAACTATTTTAACCCTTTTTCCTTTTTTCTAATTTGCCTTTCTATTATGACTTTATCCTTTTTCCATCTGGCCTTTTTTAACTTTTGCTTTAAATCATAAATCTCTTTATTAAGAGTTTGCCGGATTTGTTCTTTTTCTTTCTTTGAAAGCTTTTCCTTCTTTTTTATTATTGTAGGTTGTAACTTGCCCTTTAAGTCTGGTTGCTCCTTCCCTTTGTGGAAAACATTTCCGGACTGGTCGACAAACTCTTTCATAAAGTGCCAGCCTTGAGGTTTTTGAGATGCTTTGTTTCTTTCTTTTAATATCGTCTTGGGTAATGTATCTTCCCAGGGTACCATTTCATTAGTACATGTAGAACAAATTACCCAATGTGCAGTATAACTAGATCTTTGCATTTGGCCACACAACTTACATTCTAAATACCATCCGCT